GGCTGTACCATGATAGTGTTGAACGCTCGCTCAACGTCGCCCTCGGAGTTACGTATGTCCTCAATCATACGGTTGAACAACTCTACGTTCTGTAGCGCTATAGTGAAGAACCTACGAGCCTGGATAGTACCGGCTCTCTGTCCCCACAGCTCTTGCATAGCTTCACCAAGCTGGGGACCAGTAAGGTCCGCCCAACCCTGGTTATTAGCAAGCTCGGTGATTATCTCGTTAAGCTGTCGGAAGTTACCCTGATTATCCCGTACGGTAACACCCATCTGCTCAAGCGCTTGCACAGACTGTGGACGAGCGAACAACTCCATAGCACGAGCAGAAGCCGTCATAGCCATCTCAGAACTAAGACCCATACGGGTTAGCAGTGACCATGCACCCAGTAGGGTTTCCACTCTCTGGTTGAACGCAGCGAACGGTGGTACTGCCCTACCAATAGAGCCGGCTAGCTCGTCGTACGTACCAGTACCACGCTGGATTGCACGGAACTGCATATCAAGTAGCTTATTAGTATCACTGAGAGGTAGACGGAAAGCGTTAAGCATAGCCATTGTACCGCGTGATGTAGTCTGTAGGTCTGCCTGACCAGCAACAGCGGCCCTAGATAGACTGGTAACTATACCCTCGAACTCCTCGTACTTAGGGTGCAGAGTAGACAGTACATCGAACATAAGCTGCGGCATAGCAGCCATGTCTGTCGGGAACTGCTGACCAGCACGCCTACCTACTTCTATAAGGTGCTGAGTGCTGATACGTAGGTCGTCCGTCTGTGTAGACGCCCACGCCATATCCTTAGCGAACTGAGCACTCTGACGTGTAGCCTGTAGAAAGAACGCTGACCACAGGCCCCCGACCACGGCTAAGGTAGTACCTATACGCATCAATGTCAGACCAGTAGCCATCAATGCTTCATTAGTCTGCATCTGAGCGCGAAGGTTCTTCATCTTCGCATCGCGCTCACCTCTAGCCTGCTGTATAGCAGTCTTAGCGTTAGCTATAGTCTGATTACGTTCAGTCTCCGATGCTCTTATAGCGTTCTGGTGACCACGTATCTTAGCTTGCATACGTGCATTAGTAGCAGCTTGAAACTTCTTACTAGCATCCATACGCTCTTGATGCATATGACGGTTCTGCTGCATTATCTCGTTATTTCTAGCGATGCGCGCTTTCGCAGCAGGCGCTTCCTCTGCCATGAACCTCTGTGCAGAACGTATCTGGTCGTTAGTAGCCCTAACTGCTCTGTCACCTACGTTGACCCATCCCTTAGCTGCCGCCTGGTTCTGAGCAATCTGTGTACGTATCTGTGCGTTCTGCGCCTGTAGGGGCCGTAGGGTCTTATTTAGTGCTGCCGTAGCAGCCGCAGAGTTAGCCTTATGAGCTTGCTGTGTCTGCTGTAGGCCGGTACGTATCTTCTGTATCTGTGCATTCTGCTCGCCTGCGAACCTACTATGCGTCTGTCTAGCTCTATCCATAACTTGGTTCTGTTGCTCAACTGTCTTGTTGTACTGTTCCTGTGCACGCTGCATCTGGCCCGCTAGGCCACGCATACTACCCGCAGCACCTTGCATGACACGGGTCATTTCATCCCTCATACGAAGGATGAAGTATATGTCGTATCTACCTACAGCCACTAAGTTTTCTTACTGTTGGCTTTGGCCATCTCGTCAAGTATTATAGCACACTTGCGGACGAACAACATGTCTTGGTCGAATAACCCGCCCGCTCTAGGCAAAGTACTAAGCTGCTGACAAAGGGTGACAACAGATATATCCTCTTGTACTGCTTCCCACTGCCACCCCTTACCAGGAGACTTGCCATTAACTAGCCACTCGACTCTAGCTCGAAATCCTCTTCATCCAAATCCTCATCAAACTGGTTGAGCTTGGATATACGCAGAGAAATCTCTTCGCCTATCTTAGAGTCTAGCCTCTTAAGAGTATCAGGCTTGGCAAAGTTAAGCGGGTTGTCATTCTCGTCCGTTAGGTTGTGGTCTACAACGCACTTAGCGAACTCGAAATGAGTCGCACGCTCGTTGACTAGCTGCATCACACCCTCAAAGTCGTCCTTACTACGTCCCCCCTTGAACGACATATTGGATGACATCTGACGACGATGCAGCCACTCACCATAGGTCAACTTACGTAGTACAACGTAACCACCTTCTAAAGACTTCAACTCATACTTGAAAGTCTCTTCACCACTAGTTGTTGCTACTGGCATTATGCCCTCCTTGAGCATCACTATCAACCATGCTATTATAAGTGCTAGTAGTAGTCCTTCCAGCATTACTAAACGGTGATATCCTCATCAGTCTCAACCACTATCTCGAAACCGCCGCCAACAGAAGCAGCGTGTATACCACGGTAGGTGGTGCTAGCGCGAACAAGGTCACCGACACCAGTAAGGCTTACCTCGTAGGTGTCCTTGATGCTGCCAGGTATGTTGAACTGAACAGCACGACCAGCTTCCTTCTCAAGACGTACGCTGATGCTCTTTTCAGTCAACAGCTTGAACTCGTTGTACTCACTCCTGTCCTCAAAGTCGCGGTCAACAGTAAGCTCAACATCGCGCTCACCGAAGCTAACGAACTGAGCACCAAGACTGTTCTTGAGTCGGTTCTGTGCTTCTGCGTTGTCGTTAATGTCCAGCGTGTAGTTGTCAGCATCGAATATCTGAGTACCAGTCGGAACCTGTATGTTCCACATACCGGAACCAAACGGGTCATCATCGTCACGGTACACAGGAGCAGCAGGTACAGCAACCTCTTCCTCAGAAGTACCTACAACCGTAGGCGTGTAAGTAGCAAGGTCGTTGTCAGAACCGAAGCTGTGATTACCCACAACACAGCCAACATAGCCGAACGCTATACCAGCCCTGACCACAGTAATGGACAGCGTACTGGTAGGCGTAGCATCATGGGTAGGCGTGAACGTGTAGGTGAAAGTAGGAGCAGCACCGGTCTTAACCATCTCACCACGGGAAGCGATAAGCCAATACGGCAGAACGTCGTCCAGCAACTCCATGTCAACATCGCCTTCAGCGTTACCGTTACCGGCAGCGGCACCTATTATGTCAACGGTACCACGGATAACACGCCTCCAGTTAGTGTCCTGCGTCCACACCAAGTTCTCGTTACGTATGGGAAAGAACTTAGTGGGCGCTTCATACTCATTAGGTGTACTCTCAATGGCTATACCCATAAAGCCAGATGCACCAATACTAACCATTACTTATTCCTCCTGCTCGTTATCTTCCTCTTGTTGCTGTGTCTCTTCCTCAACAACAGGAGTATGCGTATCCGACGTGTCAGAACCTAACGTAAGGGAGTCACTGTCATAGCCAGTAGAGTTCTTGAACCGCTCCCAACGCGCATCGTCTACCTCATTGTCTTGACCATTAACCAGCAGCCCAAGACCAACTACCTCTACCTCCTTACCCTTAGGTAGATTGTCATAACTAACTGTAACTGTTGCCATCATAGCTCTCCTAGCCTAGTCTTACTAAGACCTTGCCAAGTAATCCTGGTACCAGCCAGTATCTGTTCGCCTCTTGCTACATATCCGGGCTCAACCCTACTAACAAAGCTGTGTATCAACTCTCCACCCAGCCGTCTGTCAGAGTGCAAGAACTCTTCTACTTCCTCGGCGAACTTATCGCACTCCTGTCGGTTAACCTGAACACTACCGTACTTAGCATGAAATATGGTCATTACCACTTCAAATGAGTTAAGCGTCTGGTGTCCTGTACCAGCTAACTCCCTTGTCTTAGCTATACCGGCCACAGTAATAGCAGGTGTACGTGGTATCTTCTCTTCGTCTCCATAATACACGTTCTTACTGTCGAACAGTGACGACCCACGCAGGTTGGCAACGTGAGTGCTAACCACTACCTCTATACTCTCAAACAATTAGAATATCCATCTCATGTTCTTATCGAACGTATCAGCAACCCAATCACCTATGCGATTACGTGCAGCCAATATTTCACTCTCGTCAGCATCAATCCAACTACGCTGCGGCATAATCGGGCCGCCACTTAGATGTATAAAGGCGTACCTGTAAGGGTCGTCTCTATTTCCTGTAGCAGCACGTCCTCTAAGCCTCTCTATATCAACAAAGGCTTCACGGTCAGTGAACGACCAGAACGCAAGCGTACGGGTAGCTCTGTACTTGAGTCCTACAGCACCCCTATGACGGTCCAGTATGGGACTACTGTGACCTCGTTCAGCTTGCCTCTGCTTTGCGTACCGAGTACTAAGACCCTCCCAACCTGGACCCTCTTGAGTGAACCTACTCTCGAAAGCCGGTAGTATATCCTCGCGTACTACCTCTTTCATTATAGGACGTAGACTACGTATATCACCTACG